CGTTGGAATCAGATGACGGGAACGGATTTTTTGGTCAAATTAATCCACAAAAAATAGAAGGTGTTACTAGCTCACAAGGTCTATTTTAAAATAATTTACAAAAGGCATATGTTTTATACTATGCCTTATATTTAAACAATGAAACCAGTAAAAAAGTCTGTTCTGAAGTTACGAAAACTTAAAGAAATAAGACGTAAAAATCTAGAAAAAAACTTTCTAGAAATTCAAATGAAAGGCCAAAAACAATATATTTTTATCAAAGAAAATGGTAAAGCTCAAGTAATTTATGATGAAGGTCGCTGGGTTACGGAACACATAAGAACTGCAATTCTTAAATATAATTATGAGATAGACAAAATAGATAAATTATTAGTTCGTGATTTTACAGACGAAGAACTTATTCAATACGAAAAAACTTTTTTATAGGGTTAGTTGCTTTTCTTTTTTCTTTTCTCATTTCTGATACAACACAATTAGCTTCTAATTCTATAAGTCTATTTAATAAAGATGCCATAAATATATCTTGATCAATTTTTTTTCTTATAAGGTGTGTGCAATATCTTTTTAATCCATCTAAGTCATTAGACTTCATAATTTCTCTACATTGCATTTCAACCTCTAATTGCATTTCTATAGGTGCTGGCTCTATATCAATGTTGAGAAATTTTGTAACTTTCATTTACTGTAATCCAGTAGTAGATCCTGGGAACATTCTTGATTCAATAAAAGCAACTGCTTGATCGTCTATCGTGTTGTCTGTTTGTTTAGCTATTGCCTTTAACAGATCCATAATCAATCTCTTCATTGCTTTTGATTTGATAAATATTAAAAGAATAGGTTTTAAAATTTTTACCATCGTTTTTATGTGTTACTTCCCAAACATAGCTAAAATGCTAGTATTAGACAAGAGTCTTAACTTTTATGGAAGAACAAGATGAAAAAGAAGGCAATCGTGTCGAAACGATTGTTAAAATTGCTGTTCTTGTATGGTCTGCTGCAATGCTAACTCTTTCCTATTACGAACCACCAAGTGGAAAAAAGATTGTAGACTTCGATCCAACTTTCATAGCCTCGATTTTTTCTGGATCGTTGGCAAGTTTCGGTCTCCAAGTGGGCAAAAAGAAAAATGGCAACGCTCCTAAAATAGTGGATAATAGTAAAAACAAAGCTGGTATCAAATGAAAAAATTACTTCCATTTTTATTCTTGGTTTCGAGTCCTGTTTATAGTGACATAAAACAGGAATTTGTAACATCTGCACAGATTACAGTAGATATGCCATTTGTAACTACTCAAAAAGTTGGTACAACTTATTCTTTAAGCGGAAATAATATTACTCCATCTGTAACTATAGGAGATACGACAACATCAGGAAAGATTGGTGGGATTAATGTTGGCTCATTAACCAATGGTGTTCCAGCAATGATACAGACTGATACTTCAGTAACTACATCAGGTTCTTCTTTTAGCAAAACAGAATCGGTTACAATGGGAGATGCGACACCATCAGCTGTGACTCCTTCCAGTGGTATAGCAGCATTACCAGTATTAGGTGGAACAACAACTGTAGCTTCTGGTGGTACAGCAGGAAATCTTGCTCTTACTTCATTAAGTTCTGGAGTGCATACCTGTACCGCAGGTGGGTCGGGTACAAGTTGCATAGGATCTACTAAGGTTACTATTACGATTGACTAGACTTTGTCTGCTGGTTTTATTAGCATTACCTATAAGAACACTTGCTGTACCTGTAGTACCACAGTTTCGTTCTGGGAGTTCACAGACTTCAAGCGCATCTGAACAAATAATAAATGAAACGATTACAAGCCACCAATACAGAACAGGCTACAGCTATTCAGCATCAGGACATAATATCGAATCTGAAACGGGATATATCAACCCTACTCCTACGACTACGAATGAACAAACAGTCGGGGGAGTGAACTTTCATTGGACTTCACCAAACTTAGAAGCTATACCTCGTTGGTCAATAACAAACGATGGAGCAGCCTTTTCTCTACAAGAAACGCTGATTACTCCAGGGCTGGATACGACAACAACTATAACTCGTCAAATAAACACAAGCACAACAACAGAAACTACAACTACATTTGGACAATAGCTATAATCCTTTGCCCTGCAAGGATTTTGGCTAATACAACAGTAGCATCTCCGAGCAGTAACGCACAGGGCGTGGTAAATAACAATGCGACTATGATAACGCCAAGCTCAATGCCAAGCTACAGAATGAGTCAAGGTATTGTCTGTGCTTCTCCTAGTCTTACAATTACACCCTATGTAACAGATGCACATTCATTTTCTTTACCTAGAGAAACTGTTACTAGGCAAAATATATATGACGAGGATACTGGAGAGATAAAGTATGTACAAGAAACTCCTAGATTTGAGAAGGAAAACTACAATTTAAATTATGGAATTTCGGCTCAGTTAAACATACCATTAGGAAAATCACCAGCACTTTGCCATAAAGCAACGGCAGTGAATATTGAAGCTCAAAAATTATTAATAAAAAAAACCAAAATGGAGATCAGTTTATATCGTTTAGAAATGTGTGCAAAACAGGCAAAGCTCGGAGTAACCTTCAAACCTAATACTCCTAGTGCTATTACTTGTGAAGATATTGTTGTTAACATCCCACCCAATCAAGTTATCCCACATACTCACAAATTAAAAAGCAACTGATCTATCCACCAGAGCAGAGGCCAAGTTAATGGCATGATAATGGGTCAAGTTGCTTATATATCATATTAACATAAAAAAGGCAGCAGGCAAGCACGGTTAAACTTGCCCACCTAGACGCCCTATCCATTGCCGTGGCAAATAGGGTTCTTTTATTTTACATCTTTTTTCTTCTTTGTCAGTTTCTTTATTACGTTTTTTACTAAGGGTTTGACAATATTAAGCAGTAATGGAGTAGTGGCAGCAACAGTAGCAATAGCAGCAGTACTAATAAGCTGTGGAGGATTTGGTATATACTTTTCGATGAATTTAACGTCTTCATACAAAGTTATACATTCAGTCTTATCTTCGCTTCTTTTATGTCCAATAACACGTTCCAGTTTAAGTTCTGAAGCATATTGTCCTATTCTTTGATCTTTAGGCCCAGGACAGGGAGGAAAATTTGGTGGGGGCTCAGGAGGTAACTGAGGAATCTTTGGCTGCTCTGTTTCTGGCAAGGGCGGTGCTTCATTATCAACAGGTCCTTGTTCTGTAATGACCATATTCTCAGGTGTATAGTCAAGAGGAACAAAACTAGGAAACGGAAAATCACACGTTGTAAATACACCATTTGGATCTTCCAATAATAAATTACGATTACCAGTATTTTTTATATCACGATGTTGATAAGTACAACCAGGGACATCTATTTCTGGTGGTTTTGTAATAGTTAAATAATGAGGAGCATATATTTCTGGAACGTCTGGAATGTCTATATCAGGAATACTTATATCAGGTATCTCCATCTTTTAAATCTCCAATAGAAATAGACCATCTATCTTCTCCAAAATTACCTTTTTCTACTATTTTTGGTTTCTTTACTTTTTTATCTAACTCTTCATGATATTTTTTTATGTCATTATCAAGTTCTAAGTTAAACTTTTGCATCCGCAACCAATGAACTAACTTATCAACATAATATTTTACTAACTTTTTTATAAAACCAAAAATCATTAGTCAAAAGCATCTCTTTTCTTCAATATCTCTACTTCCGAAAAACATTTAGGACAAGATAAATTAGTCATTACAGAAAACTCAGGATAAGTTGGCATGGATTCATCTATATCAATGTCACCACCCCAAATTAATTCGTTATCGCACCAATAACACTTCATTTGATTACTGGCATAGATGGACCAGTTACTTTTGGTAATCCCTGATCTAATACTTTAGGCATCATCCCCTGTACATTACCCAGAATTTCACTCATAACTTTTGATTTAAACTGTTCTGAAGTTACATACTTGTAACCAAAGTATGCTGTACCACTCATAGAAGCTACCATTACAAATGAAACAATGCTCAAAATTTGACAGATGCGATTTAGCATTTATTTAAAAACTCTTACATTACTATTTATTATAAGTATTACACCTATCTATGTCATATCTGGTATGACTTCTAGAAAATTACTTGCTTCTATTAAGTCTACTTGATTTTGTTTTACACGCACCAGAGCAATATTTTTTACGCTGTTCCATTGTATTGAAGTCAGCACCGCATACAGGACATTTTTTTACTAAGATCCCTTTAATTTCTTCTTTTGGTACTTTCATTAATATTTAGTTTTACTAAATGTTACAGCACCACTTACTGTACTGACGTTGTTTTTTCTTTTTGAGTTGATGCCTCTTTACCTGTTGTCTGGTTTGATTCGGGTGCAGATTGGGTCTCAAGAATTTGCTGTTCTAAAATCTTCATAGCGCCATTAGTTTCGTGTAATGCAATCCACAACTGCTCTCTTTGTTTTGCCAGCTGTAATAATTTTTCTTGTAAATTCATAATTTAGTAAAGTTTTTTGCCAGCAGTAATAGCAGCGTCAATAGCTGTGAAATCTTCTGATGTCCAAATAGATGTCGTTCCATCTAACTTTTTATAGGCCTTGATAATTTCAAGATGCTCTACATTACGTTTTATTTTTGCTTTAAATTCATCATCAGATTCTTCTGATGTTTGAGCAACACCAATTAAGGTAACGCTATCGCCAGCAGCCGAAAAAATTGCTGCGATTTCATCTGCGGTTTTTTCTTCCATAATAAAATTAAATTACTTTAAGTTTACCCTAATTTAAGGGCTGTGACTTTTGCTGATAATTCTTTTATAGCATTTACAAGTATAGGGATCAATTGTTCACCTTTATATTTTAGATTCTCAGGATCTTTGCTATCAATAATTACAGGATCTAAACCTTCTAAAGCAAGAATATCCTGCGCATAAAAACCATATCTTTTATCTCCTGTTTTTTCATCAGAATTACGATCTTTTCTAAACCAGAATGATTTAGGTTTTAGTTGATTTACAAAATCTAAACCATGAGATACAACACCATCTTCAATCTTGTCTCTTTTATCGGAAGTAACTGTAAAGGCTACTTTTATAAAAGAATCAGTAATATTATTATCACCAAGACAAAGTTGGTTACTTGCTGTTGTTATTGAACCGCTAGGTGAGGTGCTTCTCCCAGCGTTAGTACCTAAACAAACGTTATTTGAACCAGTAGTCACATCTGATCCAGCAGCGTAACCTATTGCTGTATTACTGCCTCCATCTATTACGGAATCTAAAGAAAAAATTCCAACAGCTGTATTAAGTGAGCCAGTAGTACTAGCTACTAGAGCATCTGTGCCTACAGCCGTATTGTTACCTCCAGTTGTGCATAGTCCCAAAGCACTTTTACCTATTGCTGTATTATTGTTTCCAGTTTCATTCCTATCTAAACAATTCATTCCAACTGCAGTATTATTAGCTCCTGTAGTGTTTAATTTAAGAGCATCTCTTCCAAAAGCAGTATTATTATTAGCTGTCGTATTGCTTTGTAAAGCCCCATAACCCATTGCTGTCAAATAACTACCAGTCGTTGCTGCACCTAAACAAGCTGCTCCAGCAGCGGTATTTTCAGTGCCTGTAGTGTTTGCACCTAGAGCATCTGTTCCAATTGCAGTATTGTTAGTAGCACTAGTATTAGCGTCTAAAGCACCTTTTCCTACTGCTACATTACTTGCTCCAGTGTTTGCATTTAAAGCGTGATAACCAACAGCAGTATTATCTGATGAGGTAGTATTAGCTGATAAAGTTCCATGGCCGACACCAACATTAGCTGAACCTGTAGTATTAACATCAAGAGAAAAACTACCTAAAGATAAATTAGCAAAACCAGTTGTATTATCGTTTAAGGAATCAACCCCAACCGAAACATTATCATTTCCAGTCGAGTTTGCCCTAAGTGTATCTTTTCCTACTGCTACATTTCGTGTGCCAGTTGTGTTACTCAACAAAGCACTATTTCCTAATGCTGTATTATTATCAGCAGTAGTATTAGCTGCTAACGCATCAGTTCCAACAGCTGTATTAAAACCTCCTGTAGTGTTATCTTCTAAAGAATGACGTCCTACTGCTGTATTTTCTGCTCCAGTGCTATTTGTGGTGAGTGATCTATATCCGATCGCTGTATTTTGATCTGCAGTTGTGTTTGCGTCTAAGGATGCAGATCCCATCGCGGTATTTTGTGTACCAGTTGTATTTGATCCTAAACAACCATATCCTACCGCTGTATTATTATTTGAGGTTGTATTCGCATCAAGAGAAAAAGCCCCCACCGCTGTATTTTGTGTACCAGTTGTATTTTCTTGTAAAGCCTCCTGACCAATAGCAACATTATGATGAGCAGTTGTATTTTTTTCTAATGACCTGAATCCCACAGCCACATTTTTCACCCCAGTACTGTTGGCCTCTAGTGCTTCTACTCCAACTGCAACATTATTACCGCTAGTTGTGTTAGTTTTTAAGGCAAGCGAACCCACAGCTGTATTTGCTGCGCCAGTTGTATTTGCTGACAAAGCTCCATAACCAATACCTGTGTTACTACTTGCTGTTGTATTAGCGTCAAGAGCTAAGGATCCTACAGCGGTGTTAAAATCTCCTGTTGTGTTAAGTGTTAAAGAATCTTTACCCACACTGGTATTTTGTTCACCCTCAGTATTGGCCTCTAACGCATCTTCTCCAACAGCAGTATTTGCTGTTCCAGTTGTGTTTGCAAATAAAGCACGCGCACCAAGGCCAGTATTATTACTTGCAGTTGTGTTACTTGATAAAGCTTCAATACCAACGGCTGTATTACTTGTTCCAGTAGTGTTAGCATCTAAAGAGTACGCTCCTACCGCGGTATTAAAATTAGAGGTTGTACTTAGTCCTAAAGCTTGCCTTCCTACAGCTGTATTACTATGTCCAGTGGTAGTTTCTCCTAATGCATTTACACCAACTGCGGTATTGTAATCAGCTGTTGTGTTCGCGTCTAAGGCTGAAGACCCTACCGCTACATTCTGTGTTCCGGTTGTATTTGCTCCTAAAGATGCAGATCCTATTGCAGTGTTAAAGTCAGCAGTTGTGTTTGCGTCTAAAGCTTGCCTTCCTACTGCTGTATTACTTGCTCCAGTTGTATTATCTCCTAAAGCATTATATCCCACACCTGTATTTGAAGCTCCTGATGTTAAATCAGTTAAAGCAAGAGAACCTATAGCTGTATTTAAGTCACCTGATACACTCGCATCTAAAGCATTAGCACCCAAGACGGTGTTATTGGCTACACTGCCTGCGCCTTTACCTATATTTACAGAATTAATTGTTCCATCTATAGGAAAAGCTGGCGCACCTGCCAGACTAAATAAATCTAAATGGGCATTATTTGATGTATTTCTAAGCTGCATAATACTTGTAGAAGTATTAGCAAAAAATTGACTGGCAAAATTTGTTGATGGTGCGGATGATCCAGAGTTATTTGTAGATATTGCTGCTAATGCACTATTTATATCCGCTCTAACGTTTGCACCTGTGTCATTCGCTATATCATAATCATGTTGAGCCATTTTGAAAACTTATTTTTATCTAAGTATATCCTACTTCTAAATTAACTACCACGCCCAAAACCAGTAGCAGTATATTTGAAATTTCTGTTAACAAAACTAGATCCATTTTTTATTTCAATAGTAAATCCATTAGAACTTATACTAATTATGTTGAAAAAATCGCCTGACTGTGCATTTTCTATTGTTATACCAATTGATGGTAAAACAGTATTATCAGCAACTCCTGTTCCTGTCGAACCTGTAAAGAAAGTATTTGTAAATATCACAGATTTTGCCGAAGTGCCTGATGCAATTAAACCATTTGTTGCCCCTGCATTATTGATACTTGTTTCAGTTCTGCTATCAAGTTCTGCTGTATAACCTAATTGACTAATACGAATAGATTGCGCAGGGTCATCAGTTTCCATTTCACATCTAAATTTAAAACCACGAGCAACATATGTTCCATTTACAAATTCATTAAATCTTGTAAAGGCAGCACCAAAACTACAAGGAGTAAGGAGCGGTATTGTTGCACTTGTACTTGCTGTAACTGTAAAAATATTTTCATTTATTACTGATTTAATTTCATAATTGCCATCTGTTGCGCCACCAGATGCAAATTCTAATACAGTAAAATCTCCAACAGAAAATCCATGAGAAATTCTTGTAACCTTGATTGTCGTCCCACTTTGTTCATATGTAGCTAAATATCTAAAATCAGGGTCACTATCAGTTGTTGCAACTAATAATTTTGCATTTACATTTACGGCAGTTAAAGCATCAAAATCTGTCCATGTATCAACATTCCCTGTTCTTTCATCTATTTTATCATTTGGATAAAAACCTTCCGAAACCAAATGTCTGCGAAGCCTCAAAGCATGTGGAAGAACATTTCCTAAATCAAGAGTATTTGCAAACTCATATGAACCACCAGTAATGTCAACAGCACCAAGAATATCAAAATTTGTAATAGCATCAAAGTCAGTTACTCCATCTAATAAATCAAGCGAACCAAGAACAAGCCGATTTGAATCATCAACAAAACTATCTACTTTTGTACCAGCAAAAGGTGTAGCATCAGTATCTTCTCTATCTGCTAATACAAGTAACTTAGGTACAGGATCAGGACTTGTAAGAATTACTGAAGTTTCGCCAGAACTAAGCCTACCACCATCGTCTCTAAATTTTAAAATATATTCTCCCTCACCTATATTAGGGACAATAACTTCATTAAGGTTTCCATTAAATATATCAACATCAACAGCATTTGAAAAAGTACCAGTACCATCAGTAAGATTTGATGACCTAACAATTACGTTGCCACCATTAATAACATCAACTTCCGTTGATCTATCAAAACGCAACCTTACAAACTGATCTGATATCGGTTCAATAGTTAAATTCTGTACGTTTTGTGGTAAAGCTGTTTTTCCTTCAGCATTAAAAGTTAATGTAGAAGTATCAGAACTTAATTTTCCTAATGTATTAACAGATTTAACAGCAAATTGATAAGTTCCTAATTTAGACTCAAAGATTTCAAAACTTGGTCTCGCTACCCTAATCCTTTCTGGATTATCATTTTCATATTGAAATTCTAATAAATATTCCTTTACACCTTGAACAGGTTGCCATGCAACAAATATTTTTGATACGGCTCTGTTATTTAATGCAACTATTTGTTCTGTGGCTGATAAATTACTAGGGGATGGTTTTTCATTAAGTAAAGTTGTTATTGTTCTTGGAACAGGAGCAACATCTGCATCTTCTACTTGTGCATATTTATTTGTATCGTGAATAACTGCTGTGATCGTATATTCAGAATCATTTTTCTCCTCAATAGAAACTACACGAAAAATTTGTAATTCAAGGTCTGTATTCTCAATTGCAAAGACAGTATTTGGTAGAGGATTAGAAGAAAAAGCAGATGAAATTGTAATTGTAGTACCAGTTACTGAGGATATTGATCTAGTTTCAACTGACCCATCAGATAAAACAACTGACAATGTAGCAGAATTTAAATCTGTTAGATCAGTATTGTTTGAATCATCTACGACAATAGTTGTTGAGTCAGTAACAGATTTTATGCGGCCACCTCTTCTCACCCCAGCTCTTAATGAATCTGCAATTCCAATAATTGTAGATGGTCTTACAATTACACCAGCTTCAAGAGTAGTTGTAAAAGATACAACCTCTGATTCTTTTAAATTAGAATATAAAAACCAGCGACCTAATCTATTAGCTTGACCCCTAGAAGTACAGGCAAAAGCTTTAAGGGTTTTTCTTGTCTTGCCAAATTTATTTAAAGCATCTAATCCGTTTGGATTATCTTCATCAGGCTCAGCAAATGCTTTTATATTTTCAGTTGTTACAAGTTCATAATCTATCGTTTGTGTTTCATTATCGAAATAAGCAACCTCAACTTCTGTATATTTTGTTCTTTGGCCTACACCCTGATATGTAAAACCTTCTTCTGTAACATTTGAATTATTAAAAATATATTGCGGGTCAGATGTACCTGTTGAGGTGTTAGTTGGCCTGTCCTGAGATATCTGCAAACTACCATTGCTATAAAATGGCATAGCGTTCATCACAGAACATAAATCATTTATCAAGGCATAGGCATCATTTTTTTGATTAATAATTACATTGCAACTAAATCTAGGTTCATCTGTTCCTGTAATTGGATCTCTTATTAACTCACTTGCATATGCACTTGCAGAATAAAAACTAAAAACATCTAAGGTATCAGGATCAATGATCCCATTTGTGCCACCAAAACCCTTGTCTGTTGTCAAAATGTCGTATAAAACCCAAGCTGGGTCTGAACACCATTCTTTGTTTGTTTTAAATGTGCCGTCAAAAACATAGCCATCAGGATAAATAACCCTTCCATTTTCACTGCTAACAGTTGTTCCATTAGGTACAAGAATCTTAGTTCCCTTGAGCCTATACATACGCTTGGGATAGCTTTGAAATTCTTGTGCATTAAATCTTATTCCTACATATGCAAAACCTTGATAAGCACGAGAATCAGAATTTATTTCGGTAAAAGATAAAAAATTTGTCTTGTTTTGTAGTGTTGATACTGTACTGTCAGCTGTATGTCTAATAACTTTTATACTTATGGGAAAGCTCATTGGTTTTCCGAACTTTATCTCATAATCTTTTACAAATGGACTAGTTGCTTTTCCATTAATTTTATTTCTTATTACTGGAAGATGAACTGTACCATCATTTTCTATTATGTTTATAGTTATACTTACTTCAGTTCCTGTTATATCTCCGTTATCTTCAAACTTTTGTAAGCTTGGAATTTGAATACTTACCCTTACTTTATCAACAGTTGTATCTGTAATTGATCTTGTAACAGGATTATCTTCTGTAACTTCAACATTTACCGGAACAGTATTTTCTAAAGCATTAATTTCCTGTATAGCTGTTTGATCTGACGCACCATTTCTAAAAAAAACTTCTACATCAGAAAAATTTGGTCTACCAGCCGCATTTAGTAATGGTGT